ACCCATTGCCTTACCGGAGCGCCATCTTCGTCATAAAACGTAGAAACGCCTTTAATTTTGTGCCCATCTGGGACGGGATGAAACCAATTGTTATCAGGGCTATAGCCACGCGATGCGGCTTTTTGTTTGACGCTTCTTAAGTGATCTCTAATAGAGCTTCGCGTGCAGCCAGAGTGAGACGCTGCTTCAGCTTGCGACATTCCTTGTACATAACAGAGAATGATGGCCGAGCGTTGTTTTTCGGTCGTACAAAACTGCAGTAACGGATGTTCCATTACAACCCCCAAGTTGTTGTAAGTCATTGTTTTATTTTAATGACTCTTCTAAAAGCAACTGCCTATATTTTTTTAAGGCATCTTTGTCTTCGACCATTGACTCGATAAATGCATACAGTTTTTTTTCTATGCACCGATGCCTTAACAGCTCAACAGCTATGGCCCGCTGCTGAGAGGGTATCAGAGATTTCCAATGGTACTTTTGGTTGACGAACAACTCTAATGCACGATCATCTACAACTTCAACTGTCATTCTTTACTCCTATAGCAGTTTGCCCAGCGTGCCCAGTTTGCCCAGCTTGCCCAAAATGTCCAGTGAGCCCATGGTTTACGGGGCGTATTACCGTAACCCGCCCCCTAAACTACGGGCATTAGGGGCATCGTGGGCATTCTGGGCATTCTGGGCATTAGATTTCTGCGTTCCATGAGTAGAACTTCTTTCCGTGCTCACCCCGTCGCTCCAGCTTCAGGTGATTTCCTTTAAGTAAATCAATGCAATTACGCAGGGTTTTGCGTGAGCAAGCGTTTGGATTAACGTCATCGTCGTTTAGCATGGAAAACAAATCGCTTTGAGAGTAGGTTCGGTTGTTCTTCATAATGCTGCTCAAAAACACAAACTCATCTTCATACTTGGCAAGTGCTTTGCCGATGTTGATCTGGGCTCGTTGACGCAGCTTCAAATCTGCAATGTCATCGGCACTCATAAACTGCACAGAATCTACTGACTCTTCATAATCAATCAATCCTGACGTCTGCTTGTACTTGAATCCGCCCTCGAAGCTAACCTGACTCCGATCCTTCTCATTAATTACTAAAAGCTCTTGATATGCAGCGAACTTATCATTGAGCGGGTCAAGCCCAAACATATTGTCTACGTCAGCTTTAAGATCCCCAACGCCTTCATACACCAGCCGGCCATCCATTGTGCGGTGTTTATTGCAGTGGCCCAGCAAAATCACCGTGCCACCAGCTGCTGCAAACTCGCGGAATACATGCAATACCTCGCGCATATCAGCTTTGTTTAACACAGGGGCAAACTTTTTCAGGGTGTCACAGATAACAATTTTGCCATCAGCCTCGCCTTCCAGCCTGATTGAATTAAGCAGCCGTAAGGCATCTGTAGTGTTGCGGAGATATGGATCGGGCGAGTTTGCCAGCGTGACCATGGTCATGCCGTGTTTGTTGCCCAGCTTTGCTTTTTGCAGCACGCCCTTTGCGCCATCATCTTCGTTGAAATAGATCACTTCAGAGCCACTGATAAGGTTGTTTCGTATGGATTGAAATAGATTGCCAAGTATCCAGACTGTTTTGCCTGCGCCGCTTGGGGCGTATACGAGGGTTACTGTGCCTGTCGTTATCATGCCAGGAATTACATCGCGTTCTTTTGCTAGCCTGCTTTCGAGTTCTTTTATCCTGCTATTGATAGCGGCGTTCCTAAGCCTTGTAAGGGACGATACTTGCTCGACAGGGGTAGCCCCATTGATTTTGTTTTCGTTCGTTACAGGGCCATTCAGGGGCTGCAAAGGGGTATTTGCTAGTTGGTTTTCCTGAAGACAGTAAGACGCCCAGTCGTCTGACATAGAACACTCCTTTTTCGTTGGGAGAAATCTTTAACTTTGGCTTACCCCTGCTTACTTGTCAACAACTATTGTAACTTTTATTATGTTTGCAAAGGTTGACATTGTTTGAGGGGTTCAATACAGTGGGAGCAGATCAACATAGGAGGATCGCAATGTCTGAAGCGAAAAGCAAGCTGTTTGAAAACCTGTTGAATGTCCAGCGCCACTTATCTCATGCCAAAGCATCAGCCACAAACCCGCACTTCAAAAGCAAGTACGTTCCGTTTGAGGCGTTATGGGATTACGCCAAAGAAGTATTGAATGAACGCGGCATTTTGATTCAGCAAATTAGCCATGAGTGCGAGTCCGGTGCGTGTATCGAAACAATCCTGATTGGCTACGGTGAAACATTTAACACTGGCAAAATGATTGTGAAGGCAGACAAGCCAACAGCGCAAAGCTTTGGCAGCGCCGTGACCTACGCAAAGCGGTACAGTTTATCAATGGCATTAGGCATTGGTGCAGATAAAGATGATGATGGCAATGCCGCAGAGTCAGGATCCAAGAGAGCATGGTAAAAACCTATGAAGAGTTTATTGCGTACATGGAAAACGTGCGTGATAACTTTGATTACATTTGCGACGTTAAAACTGCAGTTGCCAATGAGGAATGGGATCTATTGACAGCCATCATTGAAGACACACCCAACGACGTTAAGGAGGCGTTAAACCTAGCACCGTCAAAAGGCGGTATCTTTACGACCTTTGAAAACAAGGTTATGAAAATTAATCCAAATAGGAATCGAACATGAGTGAAGAAAAAAACTTTGTCGAAGGAATGATTGTTAAACTTCCCGATGACAATGCCCCTGACTTTGTAAAGCTCAAGCTATCACTGAAGCTCGACGAGCTTGGCGCATGGATTGGCACACAGAAAAAGGAAGATCCATCAATGGAGTGGATTAACATCGAGATCAAGGAGGGTCGATCTGGCAAGTGGTACGCAGAGCGTAATATGTGGAAGCCCGCTGACGCGCCGAAGTCCGCTGCACAATTAGCAGCCAGCCCAGATGTGCCTTGGTGAGTTGCACACCACGCAACCGACAATGCCCCGCTCGTCGGGGCTTTTTTTAAGGAGAGCTAAATGAACACCGAGCCAGAATACTTGTATTACCGCGACCTGTTTAACATTTTTAAGGCATATACCACGCCAAAGCTAATGCGTGTGTTGGATTCTCAGGGCATCAAATACTTTACAGATGCCAAGGGCAAACCATTTACCACCCGCAGTGCCATCGAAGGGGCATTGGGATCGGAGAACATCGAAGCACCGCGCGAGCACTCAGAGCCCATTGTTACGGCAACATCGCTAGGCTGAATAGGAAGCGGGGCGCATTCAGCCCCGTGCCAACAATCTGCAGGCTCAGTGCCAACGGGAGGTCACATGAAATGGGAANCNCAGCAAGTCGGNGGCAGCCANTACACCGCCCTCAAGATCCAGCCGCTAGAGTATGCGCTGGAAAATAACCTGGGAGTGTGCGAGCACGCTGTCATCAAGTATGTATCAAGATGGAAAACAAAAGGCGGGGTAGAAGACTTAAGAAAAGCCCGCCATTATATTGATATTCTTATAGAAAGGGAGATAAATTAGAGCAGCGATTTCGTCCACTGGGGCGCTGCCAACCAGCTCAATCAGGCTTAGGAGTGATAGCCTTGGACGGTTTGAGTCTACTAACAATCTGGATCAAAGTCATGCCATTCTTGGGCTTCGTCTACGTCACCGGCATTACGCTCTACCCATAACTCCCAGCACTCATCACAAGCACCATCATCGTGAATGAATCCAGACTCGACTAGCTTGCCGCACTCTTCACACTCAACAAGCTCATCGTCTACTGTCATATTGCACCCCCCATTATTAAGCACGCTAGGGTAATAATTGTTACGCAAGCCAAACCAATTACCATTTCATTATCCATCAGCCCGCTCCATGCTTGTAAGCAATTTCTTGCCGCTCTTCTTCTACAACCCTCTCAAAACACCAAGTGTGATAAACCATGGTGTCGTAGCCACGATCAGGAATGTCATCAGGCAGGTCATCAGGAAGGATCTTGCGATCTTCGTCACTAACAATGTAATCGTTACAGTATGGGCACGACCTCATCAGTAACCTCCCAAGTCTGGTCTATATTTCCAAAAGTCATCCATGATCTCGTCATGGTTAAACAACCTTTGAATATCTTGGGGTGGCGTAACACCACCCGCATAGATTGCTTCGATCTCAGTATAAGGGGGCTCATCTCTGCTGCCTCTTTCGTAATACAGCTCGACAACTACCCCGACAGCTGGGTGCTCCCATGTAATTTTCTCACTCACCTGACCTCTCCTTTATTCTCTTAATCATAAGGTCAATGGCAAACAGTGGACTTTTAGAGCCTGCTGCAAAGCCATATGTAAAGCGCGTTATTGGGTCTTGCTCGCCCCACAGTCGCTTGTATCTTCTGAAGTCACGTAGCTGATTAGCTCGCGCAAGACGCAAATGAGCACGCCAAAATTCCAAGTCTTTTAACGCAGCCGACTCGATCTTTTCACTTGTTTGAGACATCAAAAACCTCCTCGATTGTTCTAAACACAGGAATAAAGTTAATGTGCTTGTTGCCAACTACCTCAGCAACAAATGCGTGCAGCCCAACAAACGTAGCTTTTTCATCATTGGCTGCAACCCAGTTAAAGTAAGCCTTTACTAAAGACTCAGGGTAATACCGATCATTTACTTTTTCTTCAGACATGGTGTTCTCCTAACTCTTCGTTCAAGTAATGAATGCAGCACTGCACATCCAATTGAATCTGAGCAAGGTTGTCGCTTTTCTTTTTGGTCTTGCCAATCTCAGCGTCAGCATCTTGAAGCATCTTGATAGCAGATCGAATGTAGTAATTAGTATCAAACCTCACGACAGAACCTCTCGGATTAGCTTGATATGGAAACAAGCTGCGAGCTGCTGCCTGTATCGCATACTTTGTTACATCACCTGTTGTCGTGTCGTACAGATGATCGCGCAGCGCTTCGCACTCCGCTTTGGTTAGCTCAGGGCAAGCCTCTGAAACCATGTCTTTTGTCAAAACTATCTTCAATGTCATACATTTCTCCTTTTGATTGAGGCGGGAATCCGGCCCCCGCACCTACCGGATCGGGGCCGGTTCCAGCCGAGATCATGGTCCGTCAACAAATTCCAAGACCAGTTCACGAATACCATCTTCCAACTCTTCAGGCTTCATTGTCTTTGCTTTCTTGCCTTCAAGAGTTTCCCAAGTTACCTCTACCTTTCCACAAGGTAAGATTTCTATTTCATACAGCGGTGATTGACTCATGCTGCCTCCTCGTACTTACGCTTCATGGTGAACTGGGACATGACATACTCGACTGCTTTTTGTGCAGCAGACGCAGCTTTAAGTATGTATTGGGGGTCATCCTTGATTGCTTTCTGCCATGACTGCAGATAGCTAGCGTGATGTTTTATGTCATAGGTCACGCCAAATTCTGCACACAAGAACACGCTGCCAAGCTCGGCAATAAGTTCCTCCTTCGCATAATCCTCGCTGCCAAACATCCCAGTTAGAGGCCGATCAAGCCGTTTGCTATGCCCTGTTGCATGAATACATTCGTGATACAGCGTGGATTGATGTGCATCATCCGACTCAAACTGTCCTGGCATCGGCATCTTGACGG